ACTTCTCCCATTACAAACCCCCCCATTACACTAACCACGCAAATTGACCAGATACTTGCTCTAGGAATACATTTGCAAATACGCCAAACTTCACAAGCTCTCCATAAAGTAGCCAATTGTAATACATTTCAAATGGATTGTTCATCTTTTCTCTCCTTTGTAACATCAAAACTAACAGAGTATAGAATTGGTTTCAAAGCTTTAATCTCTGCTTCAATCTCTTTAAGCTTCTGTTCAAATCTATCTAGTTTTTCATGCAGGAGTCTAAAATCTGTGTCACTCATTACTTCTCTCCGAGCATTTTAAGGATAAACTCTCCAATTTTACTCCTATGATCGAATCCTACAGCACCCTTAAACAACCACTGAACAGGGGCGATCAACAGAATAAAGATAGGTGCGAACCAAAGCAAATTAAGGCGGTTCCAAATGGTTTTATCTTCATCCCAAGGATTGTCCCACCAATAGACATAGAAATCCCCATATTCCTGCCCACTATCAGGGAAAAGCACTTCAAGAATATCTTCTTTAGTGGCATTTTCACCACCAGCTTGCCTGATAACCTCTTTCATCATTGCACGTTTCTTATCTTTATAGAACATTCTCTTTCTCCTGTTTCATTAGTTTAAAAGCTTGTTCACGTCGAAGCTCTGCATTGCTCTTAGGGGTTTCTCCTTGAGAGATAATGTAATCTTTAAGCATCTTTTTCTTTTCCAATGCAATGATCACTTTCATATAACCAGCATCCTCAAAGGAAATTCCATTCTTTTCCGCATAACTCTTCTGAGTATGACACCCATCTTTACACAGAATTTGAAGATCGTCAAACCCAACCATGAGAATATTTTTGAAATAATTAGGGAAGTCTTCAAGCTTTGTGAAAGGATGATTACCCCACTTGTGGTCTACGTTAATATCTTTTAGCTGAAACAGCTCTCCACAAATCTCACACTTCCAAAGCCATTTAGTTCTTGTTGAATCATCCATATCTGGGATCGTGTTCATGTAGAGATAGGCTAATTTCGTATCTGATTTTAGCCAAGCACTACGGATAGCAGAACGAACAACTCCAATGATTTTGGCTTCCCTGCCTTTGCCATCTTCATCCAGATTTTTCAAGAACTCTTTTAGCTTCTTCTCTCGTTTATCTAGGTCTGCTTTAGTTGGAACTGCCATTTACCAGCTCCAATACTCATCAGCCCACTCGGATAATCCCTCTAACTCAGCTTCCTCATCACCGGGAGCTGTACCACGCAAAGCTGATACTACCTCGGCAATAAGCCAAGGATTGATATAACCATAGTAGTTTTCATCTTTATTAGAAGCTTCAACAAGAAAATCAATCAAGTCTTTTCTAAAGCTAGCTTTACTCATAAATAGTCCCTTCTAAATATCTATCCAAATCCCACCGATCTTTTTCATGCCTTAGCAAATACAAGAAGAATCCATTCTCATATAGACGTTCTTCCCAGCCTTCTTCCTCTCCGTACATTGCAGAATAGCACTCATACGCTCTACCAGCTAAATCTTTTTCAGTCTTGCAATCAGCAAGAATCTTTTTAGCTGTAGCAGGGCCAACACCTTCTACTTTAATATTGAATCGTTCTTTTGTAATCTTAGAAAGCTTTTCAATGCCGGGAATATTGTCTGCGTTGTCGCCTGTGAGCAATTGTGTAGCAAAGTTGTAAGACTGCGTGAAAGAATCGTTCCAGAAGATTCCCTCCTCTAGCTTGTTGTAGTTGAGCATCCAACCACGGCTGTTAGCAGCAAGGTCTTTATCACAATAGGCTAAGACAACATCACACTTGCTTCTATCCTTAGAAGCAACACCTTTATTATAGCTATCCCAAGCTAGGATATTGCAGGTGTCGTCAGTCTCTCTCCCTTCAGAAAGAATCACTTTCTTCTTGTATTTCTTTAGAAAGAACTCTCTGCATTCTTCAAACAGAATTGGTTTTGGGCTTCGCTGCCCTTTATAGTCTACGAACTTAGACTTGAAGTCCTTACGAAAGTTCCCTTCGCCTTCAATACAAAGAACATAATCATCACAACCTGCGGCTTGAACAATGTTATCTACTTTCTGTTTAATAGCTTGAAAAGCAAATCGAGGCTCTGCGTCCGGTTTAATTTCTGAGATTGTTTCAAATGAGTAGTTGGCTTTGTCTCGGTTGTTTTCTTTAGCCCATTCATTGAAAGCTGTCTTAGATTCAAACAGACGCTGAGAGCCGTATTCAATATTTGTAGCTAGACATTTATTGAGCTGCTGTTGGGCCGAAGACGCATATAATATCGTATCTGCGTCCACAACTAAAAGTTTCTTAGTCATTTAATAACCTCCGTCGCTGTCAACCTTAAAAGCATTCTCTTACAATCTCTTGTAACTTTAGGGCCACGATGCAGTTGGAATCGGTTGTAAGCGTGTACGTGATTTGGTTTAGACCTTACAACACGTTGTTCTAAAGCTTCTGGATTAAAAGGTTCAAGACAAGACTTAAAAGTATCTCCCTTAAATGCTGGAACAGGCTGGGTAAGAAACTCTGTACCAAATTCAGTTGAATAAATTAGATGAATGTCTGGCTTACTTTCATGGAAAGGGTCTTCCACAACATCTAAATGCCAACCTTCTAACATACAACCACAATCACCAGCTTTTAGTTCTCTTACTTTATAATCAACCAACCATTTACAACTACCATCATCATCAACAGCCATTACATCAAACATCTTAGCTAGTAGTGGTTTCACAATACCAGGTACATTCTCGTAGGCCCAATCCCACCGTTTATATTTAAACATTTGAACAGGGAGAGAGGCAAAAGCCTCCTCCACATATTCAAACAAGTCAAGCTCAAGACTATCTTTGTTTAGGATGATCATTTAATAGCCACATTCATACCAATCTTGATCTACTACAACCTTACCGTCATCGTTCACAGTGACTTTAATCTCAAAGTTAGTGTTGTAAACTCGTTCAACTAGCTCTTCATAAGCTGCAACTTGTTTAGCCACTTGATCAAGAGTTTTGCAGCCAGAGTTGATGTGGTTGATTACTTTTTCGCTATCTTCGTCGTCAAACTCAACTTCAAATTCTTCATAAAGCTCGCGTTCATCAAAATCATAAGATAGTTGTTGTTCACCACCCCACTCCCATACATGGGAGCAACCTACATAAGATTCTTGACTATGAGTGCAAGGCTCTCCATCGTTAAAGCCGGGAGTCCAACCAAGGATGTAGATAAGCTTTAGACCTTCGTTTTGATCAAAGATTTCTTGGAAAACAGACTCAAGAAACTGCTTCCCGTTTTCTGAGATTTGCTTATTCAGCTCAGCGTTCACTTCTTCATATTGTTTCAGCAGCGCTCTAATATCAGTCATTATTCAAGCTCCTCTACAAGTGCATCAATCTCCAGTAGTTCTTCAGCCTTTTCTTTCAAATTGTCTTGCTTGGCTTTACTCTTTGCAGCTTTGAGAATCTTAGAAACTTCTTTCTTTGGAATACCATCAGTACAAAACTCTTTGTCGTAACTGAACTCACCCTTAAGGTCTTTCAGAAGTTCTTGTGCTTGTACAATCTCTTGTTCTAGATTGTATGCGCGACGGAATAGCTCTTTCTTATCTTTCATTTATCTCTCTCCTTAATTAATTTCTTGTTTAAAATCAGGTGACTTAATAAAGTCTGTACACTTCACTTCACGAGTACCATCATCTTTAAAAACACCAATCACTTGCATATTAGTGAAGTCAAGATGATTACATTTCCTGTGTTTATGCTCACATTTGATGCACATGAAACCACGCGGTATAAATTCTGGATTGTTTTGGATAGACATTTAAATCTTCCTTAAAAGAAGGGGCTAATATTTCAAGCCCCAAGTTGCATCAAACCAGCAGACTACGGACACCAAAGTAAGGGTTCATAAACGGGATATCGTCATCTAGATTATCGAAGACAGGCTCCGGTTGTTTCTTGGCTTTTGGCTTTACAACCTCTTGCTTAGAAGCATCTTGTTCCTGCTTCTGTTCAGTTTTAGCTTCACTGCTATAGCTACCACGCACTTCCTCGATCTGCTTCTGAATCACAGAGCCTTCATAGTTCTTCGCACGCTTAATTGTATTAACAACATGAGCACGAAGTTCTTTGATGGCAGCTTCTGGATTCTCCTTGTTGAACTGAATCAGCATTGGAGTGACAACAGAATCGTCTACAGTTTGACCACGACTCAGAGCACCAACAAACTTCACTTGCTCTGTGTAATAACTCTTACCATTCTTTGCCGGCTTCATAAATACACGAGCTTCAAACTGATGAGCAGTGCCTAGCAGTTGGTCAATCTGATTAGCTTTAAACACTTCACCATCTTTAACTAGCTTAGCACTCTTAGCCATCTTGTACAGAGTACCCTTCGGGTTAAGACTCCATTTCTGAGTAGCACGAGTGGTATCCAGATTAGTTTCACGTAGAGCCATTAGGTTCTGAATAACCATACCACTACCTTCAATGAAGAACTGACCACCCATCCAAATACGAAGTGGTAGAGGTTTGCTTTCACCGAAGAACTGACCTTTATCCACAAGAATGTCAGGAAAGTCAACAGCCAGTGCGACAGATTGAACATCGCGTTGTGGAACAATCTTAACACGTACATCGTTCAGCCATTTACCGTTATCGAAGAACTTAGCTCGGGTTTCAAACTTAACAGCAGGATTTGCTTGTTGCTCTACAACCTCATCTTCTTCCGTGCCTTCAAAAACGTATTCAGCATCAGATTGTGCTTGGATACCAAGATCAACGATACAGCTAATTACACCGGGAAGAACAGCAGCTTCTTGTAGATCAGCAGCTTCTACAACGTAAGAATTAAGCTTGTCGAAATCGACAGTTGCTTTGTTGTTGCTTTTAGATTCAGTTTGAGTGTTTGTATAAACTTCAAATGACATTTAGTATTTCCTCTTATTACATTTAGAAAAGGCTCCACTCTATGCAGAGCCGGGTTAATCAAGCTTGCGCTTGAATACGTTGATATGCTTGTGACAATACAGCCACTCGCTCCATATTTAGATCATTGGTTGCTTGTGCAATTGCATTCAGCAGCAGATTCAGTACAGCTTCTTTAGTATACCCCATTATTTCATCTCCTTATTTACTTTCTTCAGTTGTTTATAGGTTTTCTTTTGGCAATCATTGATCAAGAAGGCTGTATAAACTTGGTAGACAACAGGGCTACCATCCAGCTTAGTTGCCATTTTCTTATAAGTTTTTACAGTATATTCTTCGTATGGAAAACCATTAGCTTGTGCAATTTGTTTAGCTTCTTTACGCAGCTTTTTAGCAATTTTATTACGCATTAATTATTTCTCCTTTATTTAATTACATGAAGCCTAGTGCAATCCAACCAAACAGTAATGATGTAGCAGGGAGTAGCAGAGTCGCAACTATCGATTCTTTACGCTTGTCTTCTGGTGCGTACAGACCACGAACACCAAGAATAGTAGTTGGAATCAGTGATAGACCATAAGCATGTGCCATACCAATCTTTGCAACACCTAGAGGGACTACAAACCATGCCCAAAGGGTTGAAAGAACAAAAGCGTAATATACACCCGTAAGACCAATGAAAAGAGTGGCACCAATAATCGCCAAAACTACCAGCAGGATTTTATTCATTTTCGTCCTCCTTATCGAATCACACCATTTTGTTCATAACGCACGATAGAGTATTTAGTTCCATCCCGTTGCTCATACAGACGTTTTGTCTCTCTTGCTTCATCTCGATTGAACATCACATCTTGCACAGGAATGCCAGTAGATTTTTGTTGTAGAACATATACAAATTTATTACTCATTTTGTTTCTCCTATTTTAAATTGAATTGTAGCATCTTTATCACCATCTTCCAAGATAACAGGAACGTCATCTACGTTGAATGTAAAATACAGCTTGTTGTAGTCTTCACATTCTAGTTCGTCATCAAACATGGTGTCAAGTTGTTCGTTAAGATCAGCACAATCTTTATCACCTAGTACATGACCAAGTAGAATACGAAGCTTGTAGATTTGTTGGTCTGTTAGGCAGATGTTGTTTTTGTTCTCTCCCTCTGTATGCTGACTTTCTGTATGGATAGTAGCATCATTTTCATAGTTAATGAAGTCTTCATAAGACTCAAAGTGAATACTTCGTGTTTGGAACACATCGTTAACAGAGTCTGTTACTGTTGCGGTTACGCTTCCCATTTGTTTCTCCTCTTTGGTTTAAAAGCCCTAGTGGCGCTTGAACGCCAGAGACTAGCAAAGTCTGTCTCGTCTCAAGCTTGGCATCTATTAAATCACGATTTTCAGGGGTTGTCAAATGTTTTCTGAAGTATTTTCATTGAAGCAATCTCTTCTCTTGCAAATGAGAAAAGCTCCCAATTACTCCTACCATTGAAAACACTTGAGATGGTTGTTCTGTGGCAGCCAAGTTTCTTAGCAATCTCAGCAACACCATAACCCTCAGATTCAAGCAAGGCAATAGTGCAGATTTCTTCCTTTGTCAACGTCCTATTACTTTTTGGACGATTTGCATTAATTTTACCAGCTTTTATCCCATCTTGTGTGTTCTGTTTCTGAGTTGTCCAGTACAAATTATCAACTACGTTATTATCCCTTGTGTGGTCTTTGTGACCAACTTGCGGTAAATTGTCTGGATTGTCAAGAAAAACATGTGCGACAAGTCTATGCAAATACCTGAGCCTTAGCTTACTCCTTGGCCCCATCATAGCAACGGTTTTATACCCTGCCCCGTTATCATTTATATTGAGATATTTAAGCAATTTCAGGTCAAAAACTCTACCCTTATTGCTGACAGCATACCTTAGTTGTATATCATCTAAAATCAAAGGTTTCCAAATTTCTGTCATTAATGAACCTCTTTCCACGATTTCCCAATTTTAGCCTCTCCAGCTAGAGGCACGTTCAGTTTCAAATATTGCCCTGCTTTCTCAATCGCTTTTTCAATCATCTTTCCAACTTCCTCTGCAATCGGCTCTTCAGCTTCATACTCGTATTCGTCATGCTGATAAGCAATCCGACGAACAATATATCCCTTATACTCGTAGTAAGGCTTCCGATCCTTCCACTTCAACCCGCCAAGCCACACATCCATGAAACATCCAGCATAGTCCATTGTGATACCGCCACAACTTTGAAAGATCGTATTAAGCAAAGCACTCTTTTTGCGAGTACAGAGTATGCGACCATCAATAGCTGGAAGATATTTGCTTTTTCCTACACTCTCCCAATACTTCTCTAAATTGTCCCTAAGAGCCTTAATGGCAGGGTTTGCTTGCCAAAATTTCTCTAGCTTATCATTACCCATCTTCTCTGGAAGGCCAAGGGTACTCGCCACTTTAGGGCCGCCAGCACCATACAAAATAGCGTAAAATCCGTTCTTACTTCTATCCCGGTACGGCTTAAAAACGGGATCGTCCTTATCAAAATCCTCTGATTGGATGTCGAACTTTTGAATGTCCCTTTCATGCCCATAGAAAGCAATAGCATTCTTAGAGTGTGGATCGCCTTCAAGAATTTCAGTTGCAGTTTCACCACCATCGTATTTGAAGGTATAGTGCCCCATCACACGCCCTTCCAATGCCGCTGCGTCACCTGCGGCAATCAAGAAGCCATCCTCTGCAATCCAAAGACTACGAAACTCCTTACCAAGCAATACCTTCTCAGAAGCTTTCGGGACGTTTACAACAGTATGATGTCGTTGCCTGTGTGTCGCGGCAATGCCCGTCCTCCCTGCACCGATTCGTCCATCCATCTCCAAACGAGGATTATCCAACCAACCCTGCAAGACAGAAAGCCGATTGCGTAAACTTAACCACTTCACCACCTGTTTTACAATATCACCCTCCATTTTCAGCAAGTTAGGACAAATCTTTTGTGTTTCCTGAATCTTCGGGCTTGTTGGAATAAGTTTACGGGTCTTTGGATCGCGCATAGGCTTTCCATCTGGGCCACGTTGGTAATTCCAGAGCGTCGGCGACCAGCCATTTTCCAAGAACCAATCCTTCATCTGATCTTGGTTAGCCATTTCCATTGGAAGTTTAATATCTAGAAGTTGACCACCAATAACATCATAGAGTTTACCATAAAACTCCCACTGTTCACCACGTTGCACGCCGTTGTGCTTTTCAGCCCACTTCAGCCAAGTTGCAGAGAATGTTCCATCTTTTTTAAATGGCTTTGCAGGCATCGTGTATTCTTTCTGCTCACCCTTCTTCAATGGTCTTGGTGGAAGCTTGGGTTCAACATCAGCACGAATTTCTTCCATCATCTCTTGAATTTTTACAGAGAGCTTTTTAGCCCCTTCAATGTCAAATTTAAAGCCTGTTAGTTCTTGGCATGACATCAGGTAAAAAGACTTCTGTCCGCACTTAAAGGCATCGGTGATTGAGAAATCTTTTCCGTAAACATCTTTCCACTCTTTTTTCAAATATTTGAAAACAAGAATGTTCACAGCCACGTCACGTTCACAATAAACATCCATTTCTGGATGCCACTGCATAAACTCAGCTCCTTTAGGGGCATTACGGTCAATTAGTCCAAGTTCAATTGCTTTTTCACGATAGTCGATTTTCTCAAGACCGAGAATTTCACCAAACGCTTCAATACCGTGACCGTCCCTATCAGGGTTGAGGAACATTGACAAATACAGGGTATCCACAAATTGTACTGGCCTGCCTTCAATTGTATCTTTACCAACCGTAAATTTAATATCAAGCAGGTTTTGCAGAACAAACATATCGTATCCCAGCCCGTAGTGAAATCCGATTGTTGGATTTTCTTTTTTAAAGATGAAAGAAATGAGCTTATCCTTTGCATCTTGATCCTTAAAAGGATTAAGTTTAATCTTTTCACCAGACTGGATATTTGTTGCACAGACAGTCCAGATTTTTGTTGATTCAAAAATGAATCCATCTGCCTCAATATCTAGGATAATTTCGTTTTCATCCAACATCTCATCTCCTTAAAAATCTACATTATCAAACTCATCATTAGATAGCAACACTTCCCAGCTCTCGTCATCAATTGTGAAAGCATCGCAAACACCAAGATAACCCCAAGGACGGTTCTTTAGCACTGTCAGTCGTACACGGCCACGGCTTCGATCTGGATTAATCTCAGGCTCCAAACCAAGGATAACAAAGCTTAGCTGTTCGAGCGCAGATGAGCCACGCATTGACTCCTTCGTAACTTGTACCCAATAAGGTTTAGGCTCTTCTCCATCTTTAAGCTTTGGTGCCTTAAACTGATCTGCAAGAGTTCGGTTGATGTGACTAACAGCAATAATGCACACTTCATTAGCAGCACAGAAAGCAGCTAGCTCTGTCATCACCATGTCAAGCTCTTTGCGTTCATCCTTTACAGCACTACCAGAAATCACAAGGCTTAGGTGATCAAGGATAATGAAATTACAGCCTTCTACCAAGTGCATGTGTTTAATCTTAGCCATAAGCTCACTAACAGGCAGACTGCCGAAGTGGCCTAGCATAACAAGCTGGTCATTCTCTACAATCTCTTTGTAAGCTTTCTCAATACGTTCACGACTTGCCACTTTCAGGGGATTATTCTTAAACTCAAGATAGTTTACTTTCAGTTTAGATGCAATTAGTCGTTGAATAGTTTCCTTGTTCGTTTCCTCCAGATAGATCATTCCAAGCTTTTCACCAGCTTCCATAAAAGCAGAAGCAAAGATTGAGCAAACTGTTGACTTACCAACCCCGCTAGGACTGGTAAGCAGACACAGTTCTCGTGTACGAAACCCGTGTAGCTTGTCCATAAGCTTAGGAAAGCTGTTTACATAAATGCCTTCTGGACGTGGCTCTAGCAGATAATCCAAATCTAGGTCAATTGCCTTCACAATCTTTTCAGATGAATATGGACGACGACCAAACTGCACAAGCTTTGCTAGGTCTTCTGAACGTCCTGCTTGCATGTAGTCAGAAGCGTCTTTAAAGCCTTCTTCTGGCGTTACAGCAAATAGACTAATCCCTGATCCAACCAAAGCATTAGCTACAGCTTCACGAGCCTCATGCCCTTTCATAATCTTTTTCTGAAGCTCTGCTGGTGTGCAGTGGTCATCATCAAAGAAAATAGTCAAAGAGTCGTGAGAAAGAACATAGCTTTCGTTGTGTAGAATTGATTCTACAGCGTTAGCTGTGCCCATAGGAATAGAAGCAACAAGGGGTTCAATCCCTTCGTATTTAGTTCCTTTTACGCTATCAACACCTGCTTGCCACACAGAGAGCATATCCCACTGTCCCTCAGTGATGGTTAGGTTGTTACGTTTACGATTCTGAGCTTCCGCCACATTCTGACCAAATAGTTTATTACCAATGGTCACACTACCGACAACAGACCAATGATACTTCTCTTCCTTTGGTTTTGTCAAATCTTGTTTTGCATAGCCAGTAATCTTCCCTTTTTGATTATAAGAGGGAAAATAAACAGCTTCTGGGGTTTTCCCATCTTCTTGGGATACAGCAACTTTAACACCAAAGCGTTCTAGTGTTTCTTTACGAATACCTCGTTCTGGTACATCAACACTTTTCAGTGCTTGCACATCAGCAACAGTTTCTTTTGGGACATAGCCATCTTCGTTACGCATTTTATCTCCTTTCTTAAAATAACTCAATCAAACATCCTCCTACCATTTACTGTAATATTCTTGCAGAGTTGCATAATCTTTCATAAGCTCAGAATCTACTTTACCATAAAGAGCAGAGTAATTCCACTCACAATCCCTAAACACCCGACCATCACACAAATCTTCGTCATATGCAAGCTCATACAAAGAATCATAAATCTCTTGATCTTCTGGCGTTTCTACTTTGAAGGAATCGATTGCGTATTGTACACGATCAAAACCTTCTGACCAATCATTACGTTGATCCTCCAAAGCACGAGCTAGAGCAAAATACTTGCATTTCTCATCCAAGGCTTCAAGAACATCTACCCAATCAGAATCTTCAGTTAGACCATACTTTACTTGCAAACGAGCTTTAGCAAGAACTTCTTTCTTAGCCTGCTCAGTTTTTCTTTTCTCAGCCTCTGCTTGGTTAATCTTAGCCTTCAGTTGGTTAGCAATCTCTGCAAATTTCTGGGGGTAATATTTAAGCTGAGACACAGTGTAATCGTAGCTATCTGAAGTCTTAACAGTGCGAGACAGATCACCAATATATCCCGGCTGATGCGTTGTTGTAGTAGCCTTGCGGCTACGGCTGGTTTTATATTCAGAAGTGCTATAACTACGAACACCAAGAACATCACGCATAAGCAATGTCACTTTTTCATGAATCTTTAGGTTATTCTCAATTGCTGGAACATTAGCCTCATGAACAGCTTTCAGATTCTCAAGGTCTTTAGTCAAAAGTTCATTAGCGTTCTTCAGAAGATTATCAACTTCTTCAATCGTGTTTGGTTCACGATCACTTGAATAATAACCACCTTTAATTTTCCAGTTAAAAGAGCTTGTAAAAGCTGTGCTGGCGCACTTAGGTAAAGTCTTAACTTCCATTGGTTTTGGGAAAGCTTCGTCTGCTTTCTTTTTCAGATACTCAATCTGACTACCGAGTGTTTTGTATGCTTTGTCTACATCATCAACCCAAGTCATTATCGTCATCCTCTGAAGATTGATAGTAGTGGTACTCTTGGCAATATTTCAGAGCATCAAGAAGATTGTCAAAGGTTTTCAATACACTTTCACGACCATACGTGGTTTTGTTCAGAGTCCACGCACCATGCACATCTACCCGAAGATCATAAACACCGTTTTCAGAAAATGTATGCTCAAAAAGCTTGAAACGTCGATTACCTGCGTCATCAATAGGTTTAATGAACGGGAGAAGAACATTCAGCGATTTGAAGGTCTTTTCTAGGCTGTCTTGATCGCCCTTGTAAAGCATGATTTCAACAGCTTTTTGCTCAGAATAAGGATAATAACCACCCATCCACAAACCCATCTCATGAATGAACTTTTGAGCCTCATTGTACCGCTTCATGTCGGAGCTGTAGCCATCTTCATGCAAGAGCCATTCAATTTTCTCACCTAGAGTCATATCCTTTTTGAGTTTAGCTTCTGTAATTTTATCTTGAATTTTCTCAATTTGATTACGTAGCTTCGTTAGCTCTGCATCCAGAGGTTTTTTAATATCCCAAATTTCTTTGCAACGAGCCTCCTTTTCTGCGATCTGTTTCTCAAGCTTAGTAATATCGGTCATCATCTTTCTCCTCTTCTAATTTCTCAAGAACTCGATCATACACAGCTTCGTGATATTCGTCAACAAGCTTATCGAATGTTTCTTTCAAGTGTGTTTCAGAATATAACAAATAAGAATCATCCTCAAAAGATTCCTCAATGCCTGTAATCTCAAACTCCAAGTCTGTGTAGCCCATTGCGTCGTAATCACTATCGCACCACTTACCAAGTGGTTTTTGCACGAAGTAACGTGTTACGTCGATAAAGAATGTATAGCAATCAATGTAAATTTCAATCTGTTTCATTATTCTCTATTCCTCTCTATCAATACTAATCGATGAACACCCAACATCATCAAAACACGTACCATCATAATAGCAATCAAGATACGGGAGCAATGCTTCTTCTCCTTCCTTCTCTGCTAGTTCAAGAAGAATCTTATCTCTCTTTGCTTCATGAAAGCAAGCGTAATTGTTTGCTTTGTGCATGAATTTAACTACAGGATTGCGAGGTAAACTCACTTTACTTTTCATGGATGCCACCCATCTGGACATAAAGGTCTGCAATTTCCACTTCCTCTCCTGCGTTCTTCTTTTCTGCAAGAATCTTGGAAGCTTCAACAGCTAGATCATAATTATCTGTAAGACTCTTTTCTGACCAAAGAGTACCAGACCCTAGACCACTCTCTGCGCACATATAGCGAATTTCTGCTTTGTGGCCGATAGTAGCCCTAACCTGCCCAATAGTCAAATTTTGTACGCCTGGAAAATATTTGTATTTAGTGATCTTGCCGGGGGTATTATTGTGCCAACCACTATCTTTATTGCATGTGTGGCAACCGATGGTCTTTTCTGTGTTTGCAATTTTCCAATAGCCAGTACCATCGCAATCTTCGCAAGGCACGGAGTAAGGTTGTTTAGTGCAATAAGCGTTATAAACAGTTTGTTCCAGGTTGTATTTGGTTTTAAGCGTAGCCATAATCTTCTCCTAGCCAAAAGGCTTTTCATTTAACGTAGACACATTGTACAGCAATTTGTGTTCTAGTCTAATTGGAATTTTCTATCAGAATCTATCCCCTGATCGATAGGCTTCTGCATCAGAAGCATCCGAGTCATAGCAGTAGTTGTAATCTGGTTTGATATTACCAGCTTTCACACACTCTGCATGAATGATCTTCTGCCACATCTCTACAAGCTTTTCTTCTTGAGCATGGCTACACCATCCTTGAGCCTCAACAGACTCTGCGAATTTCCTCCAACCATACCCGGTTTTCTTACATTTTTCAATCAAACGTACCTGTCTTTCTGTTAGCATTTGTGTCCCCTAGGTTACAATTTCACTTGTTTAGGCTGTTTTAGTGGCCTATGGGATACAAGAGTACACACCATTTCTTAGCTTGTCAACAACAAGAACAAGAAAATATTTTCAGGGAATGCTTGACTTTCGTGCTACGAATGTGGTTTAATGCTCCCTATTGGTTTTGCCCTGTGGGGTAGATTTTACTTCTGGTGATTTGACCTCAACGCTTAGTGCCACAAGGGCTGTAGGGTTTATTTTACCTTAAAAAGAATTTATATGATAGAGGAGGGGGGAAGATGGTAGAGGAGGATGGTGGTGTACTAATAAACAGTAGATTGCTAACTTACGACTTAAAGGTAGGATTGGATGTACGAAACAAGACTAAGTGGTTGGGTTATGATGATATCACTACTCTTAACGTTGTGTGTGCAAATCTCATCTCTTGCCTTCGTAAGGGTAGTGTGTTAACCTATAGCCGAAGCACAGCAGGGTTCGGGAACAGTAAGAAGGGTGTTAACGCCAAGAAAGTGATGAAATGTGTTGATTTCCTTGAGAAAGAAGGGTTTGTCACTAATTTCAAAGGTACAGCCCATGCATACAAAGAGAAACGCAAGGTAAGCTTCATGACACCAACAGATAAATTTATTCAAATGTTCAAGTGTGAGGAGTTTATGATAAAGTGTGAACAGGCATATCAAGAAGGGTTTCAAGTGGTTGAACTGAGAGATACAAACAAACTCCCAACAAATTTTAGGAGTAATCAGACTGTGAAAGAGATGGAAGATTTGGTACGAAAACTTAACAAAATCAATGAACAAGCCGTGATTTGTGATGAACATGGACAAGTGTTAACTAACTTCTATTGTCGTATTTTCAACGAGAATTTTAATTATGGCGGACGTTTCTACAAAGCCGACATTCTCCAATTGAAAAACAAGAAAACTAAATCTCGTCTTGGTGTTACAATTGATGGTAGTCCTGTGATCGAAGTAGATTTTTCCAATCTACATTTCCGTATTGCGGCTGCTAAGGAAGGTTTACCGTTCGATGATATCCCGCTGGATATTTATTCTGGAATCATCGATGATGAAAATAATTATGTAGATCGGGAAATTGTTAAACTAGCGGTTAATATCATGTTTAACAGCAAAAGCGAAGAAACGGCCCAACAAGCTATTCAGCAAGAGATTAACAAATTAACCAAAGATGAAAAGTTAATCTATAATCTCGGAAAGGCAAGGTCAGTGATGAACCTTATTTTTGAGAATTATCCAGAGTTCTGTGACCTGTTCTGTGAAAACGATAGCTATGGGCGTATCTTGCAGAATGATGATAGTAACCTAGCCTCTGACATTTTATCTGTCTTCATTAAGAAGGGGATTCCTTGCCTACCTGTGCATGACAGCTTTTTGACAGCAAGGGAGCATGAGAATCTTTTGATTCAGACCATGGCTGATTGTTTCCGTGCTCGATTTGGAGTTGACAACCTTGTACCACTAAGTGTAAGCTCTAAAGAAGACGGTATAGTACACAAACACAGACTTATGGCGTAAAGGAGCTATAACCAATGAAAAACACACATAAAATCGCTTTATTTGCTTTGGCTATGACTTTGTATGGATGTGCTCCATATCACGGAATCGGTCGAGAAAACATTGAGAAAAGCTTTATTGCTTGTGCTAGTATGGGAGGGTTGAAAGCTATTGAAATACGGGGTAGCGATATGTACAGCAAGCCTACAGCTATTTGCAAGAATGGGTATGAAATTTTAATTGGAGGAGAAAGTAAATGAACATCCAAGAACAATTGATTGAACGTGGTTATAAGAAATATGTATCAAAATCGAATGCTGTTTTCAAGATGACTGATACCCTGTTTCAAAAGAAAGTTGTAGATGAAAAGGGTATTCTTTATTTCATCAATTGCTGGTGGTATAAGGAGGATTGTGTGAATGGGCACACTATTCCAGAATCATGGCAATTTGAAGTTCAATATTCTGGTAATGAAACCTCTGAAACTATGAATGTTATGTTGTTTGAGAAAGATATTGACAAGGCAGAGCAGATGTTCAATGATATTTGGACTAAGCTTGGTCTTGGATATTACGAGGAATATTGATATTGATTTGCGAGAAGGTGATATTTACAAGTGGTATTTTAAAAATGATGCAGAATATCAATCAACAGCATATTGGTGCATGGATGATTTCTGCAAGAAAACCTTTGACGTGCATAAGAATTACCGTTACTATCTTAACCACAAATACACAGAATGGCGTACACGTACAGACAAGAAGCCGATTATTGTGAAGTGGACTAAACGTAATGTTCCTGAGTGGATCGATTAAATGTCTATTGATTATTGCATCCAAAAAGCCTCAGAATTGCCTTATCAAAGACACAGGAGCAGGCACTATTGTGTAATCGTAGATAAGCGTGGTAAGATTGTTGCAGAGGGAGCTAACGATTATCGCAAAACCCATCCAATGATGGCTAAAGCCTCTAAAAAGCTTGGGATGTGTAAAGAGTACGCTCATTCTGAAATGCTTGCTCTTGTACGTAGCAAGGGAAAAGGGGTCAAAATGTACATTGCCAGGGTTGATGCTAACAACAAGCCGTGCTATTCTGCCCCCTGTAAAGTTTGCTCCGCCTTAATTGCAGAAAGTCAAATCGAGTCCGTAGAATATACAACGTGAGGGATTGAAAGATGAAAGAGCCTTTATTTTCTGTTGGTGAAGAAGTGATTTTGCAATGTCGTATTCCAGAGTTTAATGGAGAATATACGGTTTATGAAATACTCACACCTTACGAGACTAAACTCCGCTGGCCGAATGTCATTGTTAAGGACGAAATTCATTACGTAATAACAGAAAAGCCATTTAAACTTGAGTTTGGAAATGAGACTAAAGCTGTAAAGCAGTCATCGCTATTCAAGAAACACAAGCCAAGTGAGCTTTCATTTCAAGAGCTGATTTCTTCACTGAATACACCGATTAAAACACCAAACAAAGCTTGACAAAGCAGAATGAAGCTGTAGAATGTAAGAACAAAGCAGGAGTAGCCCCAGCAGTCTTCTAAATTGCTAAGGGTAATTGGAGCTGAAAATGTGGGATCGTACCCCACCTCCTGCGCCAAACACAAGACGTAACAGGAGACTACTGACATGCTCCACATGAATAAGCAATTCGATAATAAATATCTTTGGCATATGCTACAGAATATCTATTATTTTGTTGACAAAGAAACATTAGCCTTTGCTCATGGGTTGTTCGTTGGCACTGTTTGTACACAATACCCAAGAAAATATTCTAAAGAAGAGCTTGACAGGCTTTTAGAATTAGCTAATACTATTGTTCAGCAACGAAGAAAACAAGTTGTTAATGGAGGGATTTAAAATGAACGATGAAGCAAAAGAAAAATATCTACAAAATATGCTATCAGAGTTTGCAGCTAAGATGAAGGAAGTTGCAGAGGATGTTATTGGTTCTGTTGAGACTGAATATCTTCCTCACGTTCTGTCTGACACAGAATGCAACGTAGCAGACCGAACTGCTGACTGCATTGAAGACATTTTACTTGGACGATTTGAAGTCGTTGGGGATTACATTGTTGTAAATGGTGTTCATGTGTGGCTAACTAACTATGATCGCCTTGCTACAGAAATCTATACCAAAGCTCAAAAACAGGTTGACAATCTAACAATCAAGGAGCTAGAGTCCAAAGTACGGAATCTAGAATCACAACTAAAAGAAGCTTACTCTCATGGGTACTAAGAAATGAACATTAAAAACGCTATTATCAAGACTAATGACGCAATGGTGTATCTCCTATTTGCTTTTGTAGCAATCATTACGGTCTTGACAGTTATCAGTGGAAACATTGTCCACGGGATCATCTTCGGATTGGTTGGTTTCTGTATTTGTGCTGTACTAAGTGGATTTTGGATTGTGCTATCTGCTATGCTGGATACACAACAGAAGATTCTTGATAAATTGAATAAAGGGGAGTAATCATGTTTAAGAAAGGTGATAAAGTACAGCGAACTACCGGCACTCATGAGGGTATGATTCCGGGTGAAATCGCAACTGTCGAAGCACAGAATAGTGGATTTATTTACCTAGAAGGTTATAATTCAGCCCATAATCCTCTAAATTTTAAACTTGTAAAAGAGGAGAAAGAAGAAATGCAATTTGATATGCACAGCCACCATTGGTTTATTCGTGTTGAGAACGAGCAAGAATTTAATGCTGCTCGGGATTGGGTGGAATCTTTAGGTTTTAAATTTGAGTATGGTAATAAATATGAGAAAGACATTGTTGCAATTAGTAACTATCTAAACTCTAGTGGAGAAGTTGAGCCTATCATTCATAAAAACAAAGTGGAAGATGATCAGAGCGAATATAAGGAAATCAAACTCAATTTCAAAACTGTTATCGATTCTGTTATATTCCCAGAAGTGAAAACAGAACAGCAGAAACAAATCGAAGAACTGGAGAAAACCATTTTCCTTGCTAAACAACAGATTGAAGAATTAAAGAAAATTTGAAAATAAAGCTTGACACCCTAGCCCGTTCAGCCTACTCTACACAAAAGAGGAAGCAGACGGGCTTTCTTGTATCTGTAAATTGAGGTGATTTATGGTATGGGGTGGTAAAGGTCGTTCAGGCATTGGTGACGTAAGCATTCAAGGAACATGGGAAGATTGGGACGGGCTTTCTCCCAATGGTCGGGAATACAAAAATGCTATCACTGGAGAAACTAGGAATCTTTCTGGTGCTGCCTACTGGTTTGCTCGCAAGGCTGACTACCCTAAACAAGAGCCAGAAGTTTGGGTGAACGGGAAAGCTAACATTGCAGCATTTGCTGAGCCAGAGCAAAAACCAAAAGACAAGAAAAAGAAGTCTGTTGCAGATAGCATTGACCTTGCAGAAAAACACTTCCAGCGTATGGAAAAGCTCAGTGTAGAATTGGATGAAGAATATTTTTCTGGAGAGATTGACGAAGAACGCTATGAACTGCTACGTTATAAGCTCGACGAAAGACTTATTAAAAGCTGGAGAAGGCTTGAGAAGGAAAGCAAACCATTTTGGGAGGCTGAAGACAGGAAGTTAGGTAATGATTTTGAGGGTGTAAAACGTGCGACAAGTCACAGCAAGGGCATGACAATGCTTTGTGCAGAAAACGCCTACAATAGCGGAAAATCATTGTTAAAACAGCATATTGCGATTGATTACAGCATCATTCCAGAGGGTAGTATGTTCTCTAAGCTTTCAGATGGGAACATTTTCAAGATTTTTGCTGTAAAGCTGTTGACAGCCAAGCGAAACGTAGCTAAGATGTACACAGTGGTTAAACAAATCGTTGAAGAGGGATTACTATAATGAAACAGTTCAAACAAGATGGTATCAATCAAAGCTGGGAATATGCTCAAGCTGTAAAACAACAACGTAAACAATCGAAGCAATTGCGTAGTCAGAAGAAAGAACGTAAGTCTATTTGGATCAATGTGGGAGAATAAACAATGATCAGCCTTCAGCTTCTGTTTCTAATTCTTCAAGTTACAAGCCTAACTTTGCAAGTAGTTTGCATAGTGGTCGGTATTCGCAAGGACGATATGTTTCATCCTAAAGCGTGTTATGGATACGCTATATGGGGAGGATTTTTCACTGTATTATTAGGAGCTGTCGGTAAGTCTGTGTCTTAACACTACCTGTCAAAACATAGATAACAATAGAAAATCTTAATCGTAAGGCTAGTGAGGCATAGAAATATGCAATTTCACTGGCCTTTTTGTTTGTCCTAAAATTAGCACATACCAACAAAGCACAGGAACAAACGCCATGACTGAGATGAATTTGAAGAACAGCACACAGGACGAATTGAACCAGCAAGCTAAGATCATCCGCAGAGAAGGCAAGATTCTAGAACGTATGGACAAGGAAGACGACAGAGGCTTTCGATCAGTTTTCTTTGTAGAGTGGCAAGGGTTTGAGTGGTTTATCCGTATGCGCAATGGAGAAGTAACAAGGGTCAAAAGACTTTGGGAAATTGAAGAAATTTAGTTGACACAAGCCCAAGGATGGGCAACAATGCAAACACAGACTAACAACTAGAAGGCGGAACAGATGGAAAAGCGCAAAGTGCCAGAGGCAGTTTTCAGGGCTTTTGAGAAAACCCACCACTACAAACAGGTATTTATTGATGCCGTAAAAGAAATAGAACGTGACAACGAAAATGGCATTTTCTCGGAAGGCGACCCAAACCATCCAATGTATAACGGCGGATACAACTATTGTACAAAAGAATATAAGCTTTTCGGATATGAACAAAATGAATTTTTAGCCAAACAGTACAAATAACGCTTGACATCCTACCAGCGCCCTATAAAATGGGCGCTATTCACAAAACACAGAGGCTTCAAAATGAATCATCTTCTCAGCTTGTCCCAACTGGAACACAAAGCACGAATCGAGGATAACGAACTGGCTTTGGTTATTCTTGATAAAATGGAAGAAAAAATAGAAAATGCAGTAGAAGAAGCAACAACAAAGAATGATGCGGAGTATTCATATGAAATTTATGATGCTGTTCAAACTGTCGAATGGATTGTATTTGAGGCCGAATGGTATAAAGTAGAAGAAACAAAGCAAACAAAAGATAAAATTATTTATATGTTGAAAGGCTTGCATGAAGATACAAGCCCACATAATAATCATGTTGTATTGTCTAAACCTAAAGGCAGCGACAAGTGGATACTCAAGGTTAATGCAGGGCAATATGGAGAAGATCAAGAGGAAGTAACCTTTCTATCTAAAGGTTTTAAGGATGCACAGGAAAGAGCCACACAACAGATTGTGGCATGGATCAAGAAAGGATTGGAACTAAACATCTAAATCAATAAACTCTATTAAGCCCTGTTGAACGATTAGAATAATCAATTGACAGGGTTTTTGTTTGCTGTAGAATAGCAACCATCAAGACAAACAGACGGAGCGTCTACTATGAACAAGCAAGAACAACAGCAACTGATTCTCAACAAAATTGAAGCAATGGTTAACAACTGGGCGATTGGTGACGTAAAAGAATCTCAGAAAAATTACGAATACATTATCGGGTTTTGTGAATCAGCAAACTATGACTTCACTGAGACTCTGAATATTGGTTTGCACAAGCTCATGCAAAAGTGTGTAGGTATTCAAGATACAATGAAATATGTAAACTATATAAATGGGGTTTAATATGGAAGTTAAAGAAACGGGAATGTATAAATTGACGAAAAATAAAGCATATCGTGCTGGAATTAGTACATTTACACTTAGTGCAGGCACAGAGATTTTTGTCAGTCAGATTGATAAAGAATACAGAAAGTTTTATTCTGATATTATTGGAGACTGGCAACACTGGGAGCAGCCTTTTATTAAAGAGGGTAAGTTATGAATCGTGAACAGTTTTTGATCACCAGTACAAAAGGCCACAATGTAATCAAGTACAAGTGGAACAGCGCAAGAAAAGAAGTTGGGCGTCTTATGCAAGAATATGCAAACCAGCAAGGCGAGAAAGAATTGCTTTCTATTCTTGAATATGAATTGATCGAGAACGAAAGCGAGAAAGAAGGGTTTTATCATGTTTCTGGTGTCATGACGTGGAAAGAGAAAGTGAACGGAGACACAATTTCATTTTTCATTACAAAAATTGCTTGACGTGCTGCTGAAAAGCTGTAGAATAACCACGAACAAACCAAAACAAAGGAAACTGCATCATGTTGAATATTAGCGCCCTAAATCATCCGAATACACAAGCACGAATTTATGCAGCAATGCGTCTGGCTGTAAACGCTAGTAATGGAATGTATCAGCACCGCCAGAAGGGTAAGTTTCAAGTAGCGCCAGGACAAGGACGTGCTACAGTGTACATTGCCAACAAAAAGGGTAATAATTTCCTGCGTGTTTCCTATGATCGAGAAGGCTTGTCTGGCTTTCGTTTTTATGGTCACGGCGGAGAGTGTACGGAGATTGTATTGAAAAGCTTGCGCTCTTAAATTTTATCAAATATTATTTATATTAAGGAATTAAAAACATGAATCGAGAACTTTGTGAGCATTGGAACCCAACAGACAATTGCAGGCACTGCGACAATAAGCCGAAAGTAAAAGATTTAATCCTGAGTTTGTTGTCAGAGTATAATTGGACAAGCAGTGAACAGACAGAAAAAGAATTTGTTCAAGAACTAGAAGAGAGGCTCGGGAAAGGATGAAAGAATCTCGCTGGTATAAGATTAAAGGAAAACAAGCTTTTATTTTCGATAGCGGATATGAGGATAAAAGCCAAAGTGTAAGTATTGTTAGAAAAGAAGAATTGAAATATTATAGGAATAATTTCAACCTATACAAAGTATGGGAGCAATAGAAATTTTCAATTAGACTGCCGCGCAAGCGGCATCTATTCTTTACCCATCGAAAGCAAAAACACAGGTGATCTAAAATGTATACAATCAAAACTCGAAAGCTTGGTTTTATGATTGGTTGTTCTGTTTATGGTTCGCGTGATTGGGTGATCGACTTGTACAAAGACGGTGATCTAGTTTCTGCTGCCATTGGCGTGAAGAAGGCGCAGGAAATGGGGTTGATTTAAGAAATCTATCTAAGCCACGGAAGGCAATAGAAACAACCAATCAAGAAAAAGCTTGACTAGCTCAAAACCCAGTACAATAATTAGCACAACACAACAGAGAAGCGCATAAGGCGCTAAGGAATAAAGAAGATGAACATTCACGAAGTCCTCACCTACGGTTCGGTTGTTGCTTCCAACGAAGACCTCGACATTCTCATTACTGTCAACGGCGCTTATTATAACATTTGGTGCGGCGATTATTTGGGCAACTATACTAACACAGACTGCCGGGCAACAGACTTTGATGGTGGCCTATATGGTCAAGATTTTGTGAAAGTGGCAGACAAGGCACAAGAAATTCTAGAAGAAATCCTAAGCGAAGGCGACGAAGAGGACGAAGACGAAGAATAAAAGATTTTTAACAGAGGCGTCTGTTTTCTAAAGAAAACCACTTGACAGAATCAGGCGCTTCGATTAAGATTCTTTTCAGTCGGAACAAAAGGGTAAATGAAATGATTAATAAACAAGAGATTGAAAATCTATACAAGTCCAGCGGATATAGCGCTGATTCTGTTCGTCTGTGGATAAAACAGCAGGATCACAAAGGTTTTGATGAATCATTCGACGGCAGCCTGCTAATTGTATACTTTACAGACTTCTCTGTTGTTATTACATGTTCCCGTGTTGAATTTTTAGGATAATAGATAGAAAAGATTATTTTCAGTGAACAAGCAATCAAGGCTAAACAAATGAACATGCTAAAGCAAGCCAGTATTGAAGAACTACTGAAGGCCGAGCGAATAGCTATTAAGTACAGCCCAGTTTTTGCATTGATGATATCGAAAGAAATTTACAATAGAAAAGGCTAATCGGACAAGGCATAAGCGATAGAAACAATCAATTAGAAATATCCTATGATGGTGTCATAATACGCACAAGTCCAAGCAATAAAGCAAAGGCACTTTAAAATAGGAAGAAAAGACATGTTGAAAGAATCCGACATTTTGTTTGAGCTGGGCATTTACTGGGTGTGCAAAGGCAATAAAAGCGGGTATGAAGTATATCGAACAGGTATTACACACAGCACACGCGTTGCCATCATTGGATACGAAGGCGAGAAAGGTTTAGAACGGGCTAAGGCAGAGTGTGAGCGTAGAATAAAAGAAGACGAAAAGAAAGGTTGACACAGCGTCTACAAGCGTTCAAGATTAGACACAAGACAAACGGAACGGGCAAAGCCCGAAAGGATAGAGAGAAAATGTGTAAGCAAGTTTCGATTGATAACGAAGTTGTTAATGTAGTAAAAGTTAAAGCCATTCAGAATAACGGTGCATGGTTGAACATTTATGTTGACAATAAAG